ATGGCAACACAGGCCGAGATCGCCGCGCACCTGGACCTGTCCGACCGCTCGGTGCGCGAGCTGAAGAAGCGCGGGGTCTTCCATGCCGACGCCCGCGGCAACATGGACCTGGATGCTTGCCGGGTCGCCTACATCCGGCACCTCCGTGAACGCGCCGCGGGCCGGGCTTCCGAGGCGGCGGACGAGGAGGGCGCCGACTTGGCGCTCGAGCGCGCGCTGCTAGCGCGGGAGCAGCGCGAGCGCATCGCCTTGGAGAACGCCGAGACCCGCAAGGAGCTGGTGCGCATCGGCGATTACACGGCGGCCGTCGTCTCCGTCCTGGAGATGGTCAAGGCGAAGATCCTGCGGGTGCCGGCCAAGATCGCGAAGAGCGACAGCAAGCTCAAGGCGCGGATGGCCGACGCCCTGATCGAAGCCCTGACCGAACTCAGCCAGACCCGGATCGCAGAAGAGGCTGGAGGAAGCGACGATGACGAGCCTGACGACCTCTGAAGTGATCGCCGTGCGCGGCGGCTCAGTGCTTGCCGGGCATGTCGCCCGCTGGCTGGCCGCGCTGAAGCCGAAACAGCGGCAATCCCTGTCCGAATGGTCGGCGAAGAACGCCCGCCTGGAAGACGGCAGCCGCTATGTGGCGTTTCCCTTCCAGATCGGCATCCAGGATGCTTTCACCGAGCCGGAGGTCAAACAGATCACGGCGCTGAAGGCCAGCCGCATCGGTTACAGCCAGATCGTCAAGAACTTCATCGCTTACTGTGCCGATCAGGCGCCCAGCCGCGTGCTGGTCTACCAGCCGACGATTGATGACGCCGAGGACTTCGGCAAGGACGACGTCGCCAAGCTGATCACGTGGCCGGCGGTGCGCCGCCTGTTCTCGACCAAGACGCGTGACAGCAACAACACGATCCGCTCCAAGCGCTTCCCCGGCGGCTGGATCAAGATCAAGGGGGCGAACAGCCCAAAGGAGTTCCGCCGCATCACCGCCGACAAGGTGATCCTGGAGGAAGTGGACGGTTACCCGAAGACCGCCGGCGATGAAGGCGATCAGGTCGGGTTGGCCTTCAAGCGCTGCACCACCAGCGATGAGCCGCTGAAGGCCGCCGGCTCCACCCCGACCGTGAAAGGGGTGAGCAAGATCGAGGCGCTGTTCCTTCAGGGCACCCAAGAGCACCGATATGTGCCATGCCCCTGCTGCGGCGAGATGCAGATCCTGGTGTTCGGCAACGGCACCGGGCCGGGCATCCGGTGGGAGCCGAAGGAGGCGCCGACCAGGGCTTGGTACGTCTGCGTCAACGGCTGCGTCATCGAGGAGGACGCCAAGGCCGGGATGGACGAGCGGGGCGAATGGCGGGCGCACGCTCCGCAGAACTGGCCGCACCGGTCCTTCCACATCTGGGCGGCCTATTCGCAGTTCGAGGGGGCGTCCTGGCTGGAGATCGCGCGGGAGTTCGTCACCGTCCGCAAGGACCCGAACAAGCTGCGCGTCTTCGTGAATCAGGTGCTCGCCGAAACCTACGAGGTGCGCGGCGAGGCCCCGGCGTGGCGTCAACTCTACGCAGGTCGCGAGGACTACCAGGGCGTTCCCGCCGGCGGGCTGGTCCTTACCGGTGGCATCGACGTCCAGAAAGACCGCGTCGAGCTGTTCGTTTGGGCCTGGGGTGCCGACTGGCAGTGCTGGCTGGTCGACCACATCGTGATCCACGGCAACCCGTACGAGGCCACGGTTTGGGACGAGGTGTCGCAGGCGATACTGGGCCGCTGGCGCCATGCTTCGGGCGTGGATCTGGCGCTGTCCAAGGTCGGCGCCGATACCGGTTTCGCTACCACACAGGTGGAGGCCTGGAGCCGCAAGCACCCCGGCTTGGTCATTCCGGTGAAGGGCGCCACCAGCCTCGGCGCGCCCTCCTTCGCGTGGTCGAGCGTCCGTGAGGCCGCGCCCAACGGCAAGCGCCGGAAACGCGGTCTCCGCCTCGGCATGATCGGCGGTCACGCCCTGACGCTGGAGTTGTACGGCAAGTTGAGCCTGCAGCCGCCGACCGACGAGGAGCGGGCCGACGGAGCCGGGCACCCCGCCGGCTTCATCCATCTGTCCAAGCTGGCCACCGAGGAGGTGTGCAAGCAGCTCGTCGGCGATCAGTGGATGGAGGATCGCGGCGAGTGGAAGCAGGTCCACGCCACCGAGGCGCTGGACGGCTGGAAATACGCCCGCGCCTGCACCATCGCCATGGGCATGGAGCGCTGGACCGCGGCGCGCTGGGCCGGTCTGGCGGATGAGTTTCCGAAGCCCCGCTTGAGCACTGTCGAGACCGGGGCCGCTGCGCCGGCACCGACAGCACCCGCCCAGCCCGCGGCAATTCCGGGGCCAACCGTCAAGCGCCGCCGCATTCCCATGCCCAAGGCGACCTACGCCGACGATCCGTCTCTGTGAGGACACCATGGCCGATCTCGCCACCCTTCAGGCCCGGCTCGCCGAGGCCGAGGACGCCCTGCATCGCCTGAGCATCGGTGACCGGGAAACCCGGATCACCTACGACGGCAAGACGACGGAGTATGCCGACGCGTCGAAGCTGGAGCGTTACATCGCCGAACTCCGGTCGCGGATCGACCGCCTGTCCGGGAAGCCCCGCCGCCCGCTGTACGTGAGCTTCTAATGCGCAACGCTGTCCAGATCCTCGACCGGCACGGCAACCCGATGCCGGCGCCGCGCCGCCGCGCCGCGTCCGACACGTCGTATGACGGTGCGTCGATGACTTCGCGCGAGCTGGCGTCCTGGCAGGTGCTGCCGACCTCGGCGGATGCTGAGTTGCTGCCGGAGCTGTCCACGCTCGTGGCCCGTTCCCGCGACCTGTCCCGCAACAACGGCATCGCGGCCAGCGGCATTCAGGCCATCCTGGACAACGTGGTCGGGGTTGGGCTGCGCCTGAGTTCCACGCCCGACTACCGGGCGCTGGGCAAAGACAAGGCATGGGCGGATGCCTGGGCCGATGCTGTCGAGGCAAAGTGGCGGGCCTGGGCGGAGACGACGGATTGCGACGCAGCGCGGACCCTGAATTTTGCCGGCCTGACCACGCAGGTGGCTCGTGCCGGCATGCTCAACGGCGAAGGATTGGCGCTGCCGCTCTGGCTGCCGAGCCGCGATCGCAAGTATGCCACCAGCATCCAGCTGGTTGAGGCGGACCGCCTGTCCAACCCGCTCGGCCAGCAGGACAGCGCCACCCTGCGCGGTGGCGTCGAAATCGACCGGTACGGCGCACCACAAGCCTATTGGGTTCGCAACAGTCACCCCGGCGACCTGCTGACATGGGACCCTGGCCTGTATCAGTGGACGAGGGTTCCGGCCTTCACCCATTGGGGACGGCGGCAGGCGATCCACGTTCATGACCGCGAGCGGACCGGCCAGAACCGCGGCAAGCCACTGCTGAGTTCGGTCCTGGCGCAGTTCAAGACGTTGGACCACTACAGCAAGGCAGAACTCCAGGCGGCAGTGGTCAATGCGATGATCGCCGCGTTCATCAAAAGCACGGAACCGATCGACGACCTGAAGGATTTGTTCGGGGGACCGGATGAGTACCTCGCGGCCCGAGCCGAGCATGCCGTCCGACTGAAGGCGGGCGCGGTCCTGCCGCTGTTCCCCGGCGACGAGGTGCAGCCCTTCACCCCGGCCCGGCCCGCCGCGGCCTTCGACGCCTTCACCAAGTCGGTGCTGCGCCACATCAGCGCCGGCATGAACATCCCCTACGAAATCCTGATGAAGGATTTCACCCAGACCAACTACAGCAGCGCCCGCGCCGCTTTGCTGGAAGCATGGCGCTTCTTCAATGGTCGCCGACAGTGGCTCGGTGCCTATTGGGCATCACCGGTCTACGAACTGTGGTTGGAAGAGGCTGTGAACCTCGGCGAAGTCGTGGCGCCGGATTTCTACCAGAACCGCTACGCCTACTCGCGTTGCCGCTGGATCGGCGCCGGCAAAGGGTGGGTCGATCCGGTCAAGGAGGCGCAGGCCGCAAAGCTGCGCATCGAGATCGGCGTCTCGACCCTGGAAGACGAATGCGCCGAGCAGGGCAAAGATTGGCGCGAGACCGCCGAACAGAGGGCCAGCGAGGCCGCCTTCCTACGAGGCCTCGGGCTTCCCGTGCCATGGGACAAAACACCCCCCGTTAAGGCGGCAGGGACACCCGACGATCAAACCGGAGACGAATGATGCTTCTGATGCCCGAACCCGGTCCGGCCCTGTTGGCGCCGGCCTGGGTGCCGCGCGCCGCCGCCGTGGTGGGCACGAGCGGCGACCCGCCCAAGGGGGCCGTTTACATCGGTGACATCGGCGCAGGAACGCGGCCATACGAGGTCGTCAACGGCGTGGCGGTGATCGGCGTCTCCGGCGTGATCGTGCCAACCTACTGGTACATCGGCTCGCCCTATGTCACCGGCTGCAATGGCCTGCGCCTGCAACTCGCCATGGCCTTCGAGGACCCCTCCGTCCGAGCCATCGCCCTGGTGGTGAACAGCGGCGGCGGCCTCGTCAGCGGCGTCGCCGATCTGGCCGACTGGATCACCGAGGCCAAGGCCGCGGCGGGCAAGCCGGTGGTCGCCATCCTGGCCGAGTTCGCTTATTCGGCGGCCTACTGGCTGGCCAGTGCCGCCGACAGCATCAGCGTGCCGCGCACCGGCGGCGTTGGCTCGATCGGCGTCATCATGGTGCATTGGGACCTCAGCGCCGCGCTGAAGGAGGTCGGCATCAAGGCGACGATCATCGCCGCCGGCGACCGAAAGGCCGACGGCAACTCCTATGAGCCGCTGCCTGACGAGGTCCGTGACCGCTGGCAGGCGGAGTGCGAGGACATCCGTCGGCTTTTCGCCTCCTCCGTGGCCCGATATCGCTCCGCCGTGGGCGCGTCACTCGACACCGACGCCGTCCTCGCCTCGCAGGCCAGGACCTGGGAAGGACCGGCGGGGACGGCGGAAGCGGTCACGTCCGGCTTCGCCGATGCCGTGCTCGCCCCCGATCAAGCCTTCCGCGCGCTTCTCGACAACCTCACCACCTGATGGAGCTTTCCATGAAGAACCTGTTCGCCCACCTCATGGGCGACACCAAGCCGGCTGCGACCACGCCCCCCGCGTTGCCGGAGGCATCCGCCCCGGAGAAGCCTGCCGCCGCGGCGCCGACTGGCGGGGCTCCGGCGGGGGAGGCCACCCAGGCCCCCGGAGACAAGCCCGCCGCGCCGCAAGCGTCCGCCGACGATGCGGCGGCCCGCGCCCGGCAGGACGAGCGCGCCCGTTGCGCGGCCATCTTCGCCGACCCCGCCGCCGCGGGGCGCGTCGCCATGGCCGCCACACTGGCCTTCACCACCGACCTCACCGCCGAGCAGGCCGTCGCCGTTCTGAAGACGGCCCCCGCCGCGTCCACCACCACCGCCCAGGCCGGAAACCCGTTCGCCGCGGCGATGGGTGCGCTGGGCAACCCCGATGTCGGCACCGACACGTCGGGCGGGGATGGGGATGACCCCCAAGCCCTGGTCGCGCAGATCCTGAAGGCCGGCGCCTGACGCCGGCTTTCGCCTTTTCTGGAGAACCGTCACGATGGCCATTTTCAAGCCGGGCGTCAGCTCGGAAACCTATTCGCCGGACCTCCTTCTGGCCGGCGATTTCCCCCGCACGACCCGCAGCGTGACCCTGGTGTCCGGCCAGAACCTCGTCCGCGGCGCCGTCCTCGGCAAGATCACCGCGTCGGGCAAGTACGCCCTCAGCGCCTCGGCGGCGTCCGATGGCTCGCAGACCCCGGTGGCTGTCCTGGTGGACGACTGCGACGCCAGCGGCGGCGACAAGACAGTGGGCATCTACGAGAGCGGCGAATTCCTCGGCGCCGCGCTCACGCTCGGCGCCGGCCACACGCTGGCCTCCATCCGCGACGGCCTGCGCGACCTGAGCATCTACATCCGCTGACCGCCGGTCGGCCCCAGCCCCCGTGCGCCTCAGCGCCACGTCACAGGGAACGAGCATCATGAACATCTACGATACCGCCGTCCTCAACGGCGTGGTTCAGAGCCTGAAGCGCCCGAAAGCCTTCCTGCTCAACACCGTCTTCGGCACCATCCAGACCGAGACGGCGGAACAGATCGCCGTGGACATCCTGATCGGCAACCGCCGCGTCGCGCCCTTCGTCTCGCCGCTGGTGGCCGGCAAGGTGCTGACGCAGGACGGCTTCACCACCAAGCTGTACAAGCCGGCCTACATCAAGCCGAAGTCGGTGGTCGATCCGAACCGCGCCTTCAAGCGTCAGGCCGGCGAGCAGATCGGCGGTACGCTGAACCCGCAGCAGCGCCTGATGGCCACCGTGCGCGGCATCATCGAGGACCACGCCGACCAGATCACCCGCCGCCTGGAGCTGATGGCCGCGGAAGCCCTGCGGCTCAGTCAGGTGACCGTCACCGGCGAAGGCTTTGAGACCCAGGTCGTCAGCTTCGGTCGCAGCGCCGCCCTGACCATTGCCCTGACCGGCACCGACAAGTGGAGCGACCCGGCCAGCACGCCGCTGGACGATCTGGAGGCGTGGGCCGAGCTGGTGCACAAGACCGAGGGCGCGGTCATCAGCACCATCGTCATGGACCCGGATGCCTGGGCGGCCTTCCGCAAGAACGCCCAGGTCCAGAAGCTGCTCGACATCCGTCGCGCGGCGGGAACCCCGGTCGAACTCGGCCCCTCCACCTATGTCGGCGGCGCCCAGTTCAAGGGAAGCATCGGCTCCTTCGATATCTGGGTCTACAGCGAGTATTACGAGGACCCGGCCACCGGGACCGTGACGCCGCTGCTGCCCAGCGGCACGGTGCTGGGCTTCGGCCCCAACGTCGAGGGCGTGCAGGCCTTCGGCGCCGTCCGCGACGAGGCGGCGGGGCTACAGGCGCTGCCGATCTTCGTCAAGAGCTGGGTGCAGGAGGACCCGAGCGCCCGCTTCGTCATGAGCCAGTCGGCGCCGCTGGTGTACCCGCGCCGCCCGAACGGCTCCTTCGCCGCCACCGTGCTGTAAGGAAGGCTGACCATGAAGATCCGCACGCTCATCTCCGTGAAGCATGACGGGAAGCTCCACGCACCCGGAACGGAACTCGACGTGAAGGACGCCCTCGGCAAGGACCTGATCGAGGCGGGCCGCGCCGAAAAGGTTCTGGTTGAGCCGCCGGCGGACACCGTCGAGATGGAGACCGGAAAGCCCGCTCCGGCGAAGAACTCCAAGGCGTAACGTCAACCGCAGGGACGAACGAAGGCGGCCTCCGGGCCGCCTTTCGTCGTTTGGAGGACTATCGATGTCCAGCCCTTTCCAGCGATCAATCGACAGCGTGTTCCGACGGTTTGGCGTGGACGCCGTCTACACCCCGCCCCGCGGCGGCGCTCCGATGCCGTGCCGTACCGTCTTCACCCAAGGCGACAAGGAATGGCGCTTCCGGGAGGCCGGCGCTTCCGCCCCGGCCCGCATCGCCGAGGTGCGGGCGTCGGAAGTCCTGCTGATGGAGGAGGAAGGCGCCCTTACCATCGGCGGGCAGACCTACGTCATTGCCAACGCCACCCAGCCGGACGCCGACCGGCTGTTGTGGCGCCTGGAGTTGCAGTGATGCCGACCTCCGTCCGCGAACAGGTGCTCGCCGCGTTCGAAACGCTGCTGGGCACCGTCACCGCCCCCAACGTGCCGGGCACCTTCACCGTCTACCGCGGGCGCCGGAAGACGGTTCCCGAAACCAGCATCCCGGCGCTGGTGATGCAGGCTTCCATCGTCTCGCAGGACCAGTTCAACGCCGGGGCGGTGCGCAATCTGGAGCGGGTGGCTGTCTCCGCGTTGGTGAAGGCGACCACCGACGCCGCGCTGGACCAGTCGCTCGCCGACGTTTCCGCCGCCGTCCAGAAGGCCGTCGAGACGGACCCGACGCTGGGCGGGCTGGTGGTGGACACCAACCTCAGCGAGGCCGATCAGGCGACGGCCAACGACGAGGGCATCGGTGGCATCGGCGAGGCCTTCCTGGCCTTCACCGTCGAATACTGGACCCGCCCCGGCGACCCCTACACCGCGGCGCCCTGACCACACCCCACACACCGAGGACAGCATGAACATCCCGGCCCATCGGGCGGCGGCGGTGGAGCCGACGCCTGCCGATTCCTTCGCGATGACGGAGGACGGCAAGACCATCGTCAACCTGACCGAACAGGAGCGCACGGCCCGTGCCGCCGCCGAGCAGGTGGAGCGCGAAAAGCAGGAGGTGGCCAAAGCGGAGCACGCGCCGGACCCCGCGCCCCCCGCCGAGCTGCCCAAGCCGGCCAAATCCGCCGGGGCGCTGAAGGCCCCCGCCACCCAGACGAAGGAGGCCTAATCCATGGCGCTTCGCACTCGCAATCAGGCGCTTCTCGCCAAGATCGAGACGACCGAGGGCACTGACGCGAACCCGGTCGCCGGCACCGACGCTGTGTTCGTGGAGAACCTGCAGCACAGCTTCAACCCGAACATCGTCCAGACCAACGAGCACACCGGCAGCCTGGACAGCCGCGGCCCGATCACGGGCGGCATGACGGTCCAGGTCACCTTCGACGTGCTGCTCAAGGGCTCGGGCGCCGCCGGCACCGCCCCGGAATGGGGCAAGCTGATGCGCGCCTGCGGCTGGGCGGAGACGATCACCTCCACCGCCGTCCCGGCCGCCGCCGAGGCCTGCGCGGCGGGCGGCTCCACCACCACGGCGGTTCTCGGCACCTCCGCCGGCACCACGGCGCAGCAGTACCGCGGCATGCCCATCGTGTTCACGAACACGGTGACCGGCACGTCCTTCATCACGGACTACACCGCCAGCAAGACGGCGGCCCTGGCCGACACGATGTCCGGCGCCATCGTCGCCACGACCTCCTATCAGATCCCGGTGAACGTCCGGTACGCCCCGGCCTCGATCAGCATCCCGTCCGTGACGCTCCACCTCTACCGGGACGGCAAGCTCCTCAAGGTGACCGGCGCCCGCGGCAACGCCACGTTGGAGTTCACCAGCGGTGGCGTCGGGCGGATGCGGTGCACCTTTACCGGCATGTTCGGCTCGCAGACCGACGCCGCGGTGCCCGCCGGCTTGGTCTTCGACACCACCCGCCCGCCGATCTGGAAGGGCGGCCGGGCGCTGGTCAACCGCGCCAAAGCGGCGATGGCCTCGCTGTCCATCGACTTCGGCAACCAGATGACCAACCCGGACAACCCGAACGCGGCGGAGGGCTACGATCCGGCCATCATCACCGCGCGCAACATGACCGGCTCCAGCGACCCGCTGGAGGAGCTGGTGGCGACCCGCGACGCCATCGCCGACTTCCGGGCCGGGAACGCCCAGCCCATCGGCCTCAGCTATGGCGCCGTCGCCGGGAACCGCGTCGGCCTGACCATCCCGGCGGCTACCTACACCAACGTCCAGCCTGGCGACCGCAACGGCCTCGCCACGCAGGGGCTGCAGTTTGCCTGCACCGGCCAGGACGCCGGCGCCTTCCTCACCCTGTACTGACCCCGAGACCCCGGTCCGACACCGGGAAGCCAATCGGCCCAGGCCGATGGGGCGCGCAAGCGCTGCGGGCGGCGATGTCGGCGCTGCCCGCAACCCCACCCCTCACCGACAGAGGACCATTCCCATGCTGCCGATCAGCACCAAGGACGTCGTCACCTTCCGCCCAATCGACGGGCAGATCGAAACCCTCGAAAAGCTGCTGGCCGACGCCTCCAGCGACAAGGCCCGCGACGGCCTGGTCAAGGCCATCGCCGACCTCCAGGAGAAGGCGGCCAGCGAGCCGCAGCCGGTGTTCCGGCTTGGCGTGGCCAGCCATTTCCAGCGCGCCGCGTTCCGCCGCGACCTGACCGCCTCCGGGGCGACGTATCCGGGCGAAGCGGCGCTTTCCAAGGCCATGCGCGAGGCCATCGAAGCCGCTGCCCCGGTCAACAGGGACGAGCTGCTGGCGCTGATCGACGAGTTCGAGGCGGCCAGCTCCGGCGACGCCGTCGATCCCGACGCGCTGAACGACATGGAGACCATCGTGCGCATCGCCCGTGCAATGGGCGGGCGGTTCCCGGCCCTGGAAGGCGACCGCGCCTATTGGCTGGACGTCGCGCCCATCATCGCCTGCCGGCATTTCCTGCTGGGGTGGGAGGGTGTCAGGGCGAAGGACGGCACGGATGCGCCGTTCGAACGCCGTGGCGGCCTGACCACCGACGAGACCCTGGAGCACCTGGAGGAAAACGACCTCAAGGCCGTGGGCTACAGGATCATGAACCTGATGCGCCCGACCAAGGCGCAGGAAAAAAACTCCGTCTCGCCGTCGCAGTCGCACGACGGCCAGAGGCTTTCCCTGACGGAGACGAAGCTCCTGACGGAAGCGAATGGGACCTCTTCGGAGTGCGGTACCAGCGAAACCCCCGCTACCTGCTGACCGATGCCGAATGGGACATGGTGCGTTTCTGGCGGGCCTACAGGCCGACGCCGGGGCGCATCGGCGGCATGGCCGCGGGTGTCATCCCGGTCGCAGGGCATCTGCCCGAGGCGGGGGGCTACGGCGATCAGGCTGCGATCATGTTGGACGCCTTCGAGATCATGAGCGCGGCGGAAGCGGAGATGGCGGACGAGTCCGACTAGGCCGTCCACGCCGAAGGCCAGAAGCAGTAAGGCCGCCTCACCAGGCGGCGCACCGCGGGGGAACCCGCTCAACCGGGCGGCATCGGGACGATGATCCGCCAGAATGGAGAGAGTCATGATGATCGACGTCAGCGCCGATAGCGTCACAGTCGTGGTCGGCGGCGAGGCCGTCTATTCGTACGACCCCGCCGGTTCGGTACTGGTTACGCCAGATGCAATGGCGCTTGTGGTGAGCAGGCTGAACGCTGCGGCTGGATACGCGGCGTCAGTAGGTGATCGTCAGGGTCCCGAAGTTCAGGCGCCGAACGTCGATCTGTGACATGACCTGGGCCATCGCCTGATCGCCTCGCCATTGGCGACCGCTTTCGCCGACCAACGCGATGGCACATTGCAGATGAGGGCGCAGCGCGACCAGAAGGCGGTTTGTTTCGCTGTTCGACCCGACTACGAAGTCTTTGACTAAAACGATGGCGGCGCGATTGGAGCCTTGGCCGAGGATGGCGACCCGGAAGACCACTCGCTGAGTCGAGCGACCGCCCCCTCCGCCATAGGTCGGCTGCCCGCCTCCTCCGCCCCCGCCGCCTTGGCAATGACGGGCGAGGTCATCATGCATTTCGATGACGTCGCCGTCCTCATCCTGGAGCGCGAGTTCGACAGCGCCTTGCGCAAGAAGCTCGCAAGCCCGAGCCCTGGCTTGTGCGGCGTCGGGGAATGTCTCGCTCGAAGTCTCCGTAGCGTCATCACTGGCTGTGTACGAAAGAACGTAGTGCATCCTGTCCTCCCTGGTGACGGTGGGGAGGATGACTTTCGCGCGACAAAGAGTCGAGTCCGCACAACCGCGCTATGGGGCCGCCTCTCAACGGGCGGCCCTTTCTGCATTCCGGACACCGTGATGGTCTGTGGATAAAGTCAATCGTTTCGGTTTGCGGTATGTCCTAGACGCATGCGGCCCACCCAACACAGCGATTTCATCGCGATTTCCTCTGCTAAACTGAGGGCATCAAACAAAACGGAGAGCTTAGATGCCCATCAGCAAAAGCTGGGATGGCGGCAACGCCACCCCTTTATCTAAGTCAACCGCCTTCCGCACCGCTTAGCGTTCAGGCATCTGCGGGGGAGATGGTTCCTTCAGGCGAACGCCGGGGCCGGCCGCGCTATCACCATCAATGAAGTCTACGCCAGCATCTTCCAGTGCCCGCTTGATCGCGATGAGGTTTGCGTCGGTGATGGAAGGCTTGTCTTGAGCGAGTTCGGCGCGGCGCACGGTCGCCACGCCAACGCTGGCACGACGGGCAAGTTCTTCAGCGGAAATGCCCAAAAGCGCCCTCGCTGCCCTGATCTGCTGGGCGACGATGCCGGATGCCCCGTTGCCGAAAGAGAAGAAAAACATATCACCTGATCCGTATTGACTCACTGCCGACGCGATGATAAGAAACCTATCACAAGATCGGTTCTGCGCCAACAGGGGTGCATCATGAACACCAATTCCAGACGCCAATTCCTGACCAACGCTGCGACGCTTCCCGTTGCCGCTGCGGTCGCCTCCGTGCCGCTGGTCGCTCGGGGCGCCACGGCCAACCCGGACACGGATCTTCTGGCCGCTGCCGCTCGGGCCGGCGAAATCTACAACGAGATGAACCACGGCCACCTCGACGATGACGTTCCGGACGAGGTGCTCGCTGAGTACCAGCGATTGGTTTCGGTGATCGCGGCGCTCCCGGCCCACACGGCCGATGGCGTCACGGCCAAGCTGCTGTTCTTCACCTATGAGGTGGAGGGCTGCCAGTACAGCTACGTCGCCCCCGGTCGGACGGAGGGGCTGCTCCCGCAGTTCATCCGCACGGCCCTGGAAGGGGCACAACGTCTGACCGCTTCTGCTCTGCCCGCCGCGGCCTAACCGCCGCCCCTACCAAACACCCAACAATTCGAGAGCCTTCCATCCGCTGCCTTTCCTGGTGCGGAAACGCCTCTCCCTTGCCGAGTTTCCCGCCCACCAAGCGGGGAAGGACGCGACACCACGGAATTCCCGATCTTCTCAGGTCCGGTGGGTCGCGAAAGTGACCACCCTAACGCGTCCAGGGTCTTGGTGGCCCGGACCCGAGGAGAACCTAACAATGCTTCCTTCTGTGATTGATTTCGAAGGCGTCGCGCTCACTATCATCGACCGTGAGGGGCGGCCATGGCTCACGCAGGGCGATCTGGCGCGAGCCCTGTACGGGATCAAAGGGGAGGACACCTTGGCCCCTCCCTTTGCGAACGCCATGCGCTCACTGCGTCGTCTCTTCGACCGAAACAATGACGAGTTCACGGACGAGATGACGGCCATGCTGACGATGGAGACGGCGGGAGGCCCACAACAGGTCCGCATCTTCTCCACGCGCGGGGCTTACCTGATGGGCATGTTCTCGAAGACCGATCGGGCCAAGCGGTTCCGGCACTGGATCTTGGACGTGCTGGAGGGCAAGGCCAGCCTGGAGCGCCCCGCGCCGCTCTCGTTGGCCGAGCGTCGCGTCCGGGTCATGGAACTGAACGCGGCGAACCGCACCATGGACCACATCGTGAAGACCAGCGGCCGTCGGGCTGCCTTCGCGAACCTGACGGAGGTCTACGCCAAGGCTGGCCTGCGCATCGACCTGTCGAAGGCAGCGATCCAGGGCGATCTGCTGTAGGCGCCATGAAGAAGGGGCGTGGGGCGGCCAACTTCGACTAGCCCCTCGCTCCTATGCGATCAAGGAGGCGCCGGGCTGTTTGTGTGACATAGGGCATAAGTTGCCCTCATAGGGCGAATTAGGGTATTCATGCCGCGCACCAAAGGGGTAAGCTTCCGCATGCGGGCTAACTCTGGCCCATGGCATATCATGCCAAAGACGCCAAGGGTGTTTGGGGGTTAGCCTGCCGGACGACTCTCTTCCGAAGGGCTTCCACTTTAGTGTGTTAACGGTTAGTTAATGTGTCGCGAGGGGGAAAGATGGGAGTTGCTGTGATGAACGATAAGCGGATAGGGGACACGCTGCGTCTTCTGCGCTTTGCCGCGGGCGGCGCGATCATCATTGCGGCTTTCGCTGGCGCTGTCGGTGTCAACGACATGTGGCAGGCCATAGCGAGCGCCGCCGGCTTTGGAGCCTTTCTCACTGCGAAACTTGCCAATCTCGTCTAACCCTGAATGGTTGACGCTGGAAGCGGCGCGGCTGCGGTCGCCCAAGCTGCGGTCGTCCCCGCTTTCGTGTGGGGCAAAGGCGAGCTTATTTCAATTGGGTTCGGCATCATCTTCATTCTGGCTGGATCTGCGATAAACCGGAAAGGCTTGGATGTCGAGAGGCTGACAACCTTCATGTCCAATGGGATCGCCTTCGGCCCTCTGGTCATGATAGCGGTTGATCCGGCTAATCAATGGTGGCAGCTGGCTAGCATCGACCTGTTCAAGGTGGCGATGTCTGAGGCGCGGGTAACCATGTGGTGGGCCGCCGTCATGGCAAGCTTTTACATGCTGCGCACGCTTTTACCGAAAAAGCCCTGAGATGGGGTCGCAGGGGCAGGGGCGGCCCGTAGAGGGGCCGCCTCACTTCAGGTCGGCCAATGCCTTATCCGAGCGTTCAAGGATCTCGGGAAGAACGTAGCTGGCGAACGGCTTCCAAGGGAGGTGCGGATCGGTATAAGCGGTTCGCGAAGAGTTGATGGCTCTGAAAAAAGTGTCCGCATCTCTTTGGCAGTTCATGTATCCGTTATCCCAAGTTATCTCAGGGCAAATATCCCAATATCTCACAGTAAGAGCTATGGTTGTTGCAAGATTGGAAGTGGATGCTTCGATTTGCTGAGTAATCGCTTTGGATCGCTTCGCCATGGAGAACTCGACCGCAAGCGACTTCGCCAGAGCGGTCATCTCCTGTTTGTCGGTGCCAATCTCAACAGCGGATCTGATTTTCAGGATCTCGCGGGCGAGGCTTTCTTTGTCAGCCGCCGCGGCTGGAACGATCATCGAAGCGAGTACCGCAACGGCGAATAGCAAGCGCATAATTTGGTCCTCTTCCCATGAACTGAGACGATCATGCCCTCGCTGCAGGCGCGAGTCGACTCTCCGTAACCGAACAAAATCAGGCGCCCGGCCAAGCCGAGGCGCCTTTTCTCTTGGAGGCATCATGGCCGGACGCAACGTTTTCGCCCGCATCGGTGTGCAGATGGATGCCGATCAGGCCCGCCGCGAGCTGGAGTCCATCAACCAGGGTGTCACCAAGCTCGGCTCCGCCCGTCTGGACACCGCCCGGACGCAGTTCGAGCAGTTGGGCGCCTCGGTGGGCAAGACGGCTTCCGCCTACCAGCCGTTGACGGAGGCGCAGCGCCGCGCCTATGAGCAGCGCGAGGACGACGTTCAGCAGATTGCCCGGCTGCAAAGGGCCTATGCCACGCTGGGCGGCGCCCTGTCCGCGCTCGACGTGCAGGTCCAGCACGGGCACCGCTCGGCACAGGATGCCGCACGCCTTCAGTCCGGCCTGATCGAGGCCTACAGCAAAGGCGCCGTGGCGAACGACAACCTTGCCGCCAGCTATCAGCGGATCATTGCCAACATCGACCCGGCCATTGCCGCTCAGAAGCGTTATGAGACGGCACTTGCCGAACTCCGGGCGGGAGCCTCGGCGGCTGGCGTATCGGTCGAGCAGTTGGCGGCTGATGAAGCGAAGCTTGCCGCCGCCATGTCTCCGGCTGCCCTGGCGGCGCAGAAGGAAGCTGCGGCACTCGAAGCGCTGGTTGCTCGTCTGAACCCTGCCGAAGAGGCGGCTCGGCGGGCGGCAGCGTCCCATGCACTCCTTGATCGGGCTCTCGCCGGACAGATTCCTGGCGTGAAACTGTCGGCGGAGCAGCACGCGGTTCTGACCCAGCGCCTGCAAGCCAACGCTGCGGCGAGCGCCGCCGCTGCGCAAGGCAACGCCAGACTGAGCGGGTCGATGACGAACCTGAGCTACCAGCTTCAGGACGCCATCGTTCAGGCGCAGATGGGGACCAACGGCTTCATCATCCTTGCCCAACAGGGTTCGCAAGCCGCGTCGGCGTTCGGCCCGGTGGGTGCCGTGATCGGCACGGTGCTTTCTATCGCCGGGGCGGCTGGCAAGGTGCTGTTCGGCCTTGGTGACTCAGCCAACAGTGCGGCTTCGTCCGTTGAACTTCTCGGGCGAACCGTGGCGGCCCAAGGCGATGACGTGGAGGCGTTGACGGCCAAGTACGAGCGCTTGACCGAAGCGCAGCGCAACCTGGAGGGTATCAACCTCCTTTCGGACCTCAAGAAAAGCAGAGGGGGCCTCGGCGAAGCCGTCAAGGAACTTGATGACGCGATCAAGGACAGCGTGCCGCGAATGCTGCTCGATTTCCGCGACATCGACACACCGCTGAAGCCTGTTCGCGAAATTCTCAAGGGGATCGGGAACGGGAGCATTGACGCTGCCGAAGGTCTGATAAAGGCCGAGGTGGCGCTTCGTCAGACGGGTTTGGCGGCCGGCTTCTTTGATGAGGCCGTGCTGGACGCCGCCAGCAAAGTCGGCGAGATGGGCGACAAGACCAAGTTGGCAGAGGCGTACCTTGCTGTGTTCAGTGGGACCGCCACGGCGGCGCAACTCGCCATGGTGAACTACACCGCCGCCGCCAAGAACGCCGCTACCGCAGCTACCGATCTCGCCATCGCATCGGGGCAAGCTGCCGCGGGCCTGTTTTGGCAGGAGGAAGACCTTGACCGCAAGATAGCGGCGCTGAAGGGCGGCGAGGCCGCCATGAAAACGTACAACGAAGAGCAGGTTCGCAGAGCCGCCTATAAGAAGGCGTACGATGATGCGATCAAAGCCGACATACCGATCCTCTATGCCGAACAGAAGGCTACGGAGATCGCTACGAAGGCAGTTGAGGCTCACCGCCTTGAACTGAAGCGGGCCGAGGACCAGAAGACCGCCAATGCTGCCGATCGCAAGGCCGAAAGCCAAGCCGAGCGGGACGCGAAGGCCTACCGGAAGGTGTCTGAGGAACTGGACCGCGGCATCGCCGAGCAGCAACGGCTGGCCGGCGCGGTCGGGCAGGGCGTTGCCGCGCAGCGGGAGGCGAACACTCAGACCAAGATCGCGGAGGCGCTCTCGAAAGCTCACACCACCGCGTCGACGGCGGAGGGCAAGGCGATCGCCGGGAAGGTGCGGGAGCAGGAGAAGTGGCGGGCGGCCGCCGCGGATGCCGCGGTTCTGGACGCCCCGAAACGGCAGCTGGCCTATGCCCAGCAGGAACTGCAGCTGATGGGGCAGGCCGAACCGCTGCGCGAGCGCGCGCTGAAGTCGTTGCAAATCCAACAGCAGGCGGGGGAGTTGGCGAAAACGACCACGGCGGAAAACGTCGCCGAGTGGGTCCGGCTCCAAGAGGCGATTGCCGACACCCAGGCCATTAAGGCTTTCCAGATGGAAATCCAGGCCACGGCCAAGGAGATGTCCCGCGACATCACCGAAGCCTTGCTGGACCGGGAGTCGAAGTGGAGCGACCTCGGAAAGACCATCGGCAAGCGGATTGCCCTCGGCTTGATCGAGGCGAACTTCGTCCTGCCGATCACCACGGCTGTCGTGGGGGCTGTGCCGGGGCTGTTCGGTATCCAGTCCCCGGCAAACCAGAACGTTGCCAATCCTGGCGGAGTGGCTGGTGCGGTCGGCACGCTCGGGACGGCGAGCAACGCGCTGTCAGCCGGTCAGAGCCTGTACAACGTGGCCACGGGGACTAACACGCTGGGCACGATGGCAGGCAGCTTTGCGACGTCCTCCATGGGGACGTCGCTCGGCTTGTCCACCTGGACTCCCGCCGCTACGTCGGTTGCCTCCAACGGGATGCTTGTTGGGGGCGCTGGCCAGAGCATTGCCACCCCGGCGCTCACATCGTCCGGATCATCTTTTGTTGGTGCCGCTGGGGCGGTGGGCGCGGCAGCCCCTTACGGCATTCTGGGTGGCATCGGCGGGGCCTACATCGGCTCAAGAACCAACTCGCACTTGGCTGGCGGACTCTCGGGCGCCGCGCTCGGTGTCGGCTCGATGGCCGCCGGCACTGCCGCGATGGGGGCCATGGGCATGGGTGCGGCGGCATCTGCTGCCGGGGTTAGCGGTATGGCCGGGGCGACCGCGGCCCTGTCGGCGATCCCGGTCTATGGCTGGATCGCGGCTGCGGTCCTGGCCGCGGTTACCGCCATCGCCGGAACTCAGAAGAAGGAGTATTTCGGCGCCGCGACCTGGAGCAAGTTCGATCCCGGCGCGGGAACGGAGCTGGGGACCGACACCGCTTCGAAGCACATGGACGCGGGGCCTGTGGTTGACCGCAAGTACGCGATCAACTCGGGCATGCGCACAGCCATGCAGGCGTCCGGTCTCGGCTTTGCCGGTGACGGCATGTGGCTGGGCGTGGACTACGATCAGGACAAGCAGCGTTGGCGGACAAACTTGGCCGGCTGGGACAACGGCATCACCGTGTCCAGCTCGCAGGACCCGGCCAAGGCCATCGTCGACACCCTGAAGTGGCTTGCCAACAACGCGACCGAAGACCGAGACCTCCGCCCCGCCGATAAGCTGGGCGATATCCCGTTGCTCGTCGGTGACAAGAACGTCATCACGGCCCTGCGCAACACCAAGAACACGACAATTGAAGAAGTCGGGAAGGACATGGAGGCGGCCCGCGTCTGGACCGACGTCCAGAAGACCACCGCAGCCGGATACAACTACTTCAACGACACGGTCCAGCAAATGATGCACTCCGCCCAAGAGGCGGCGCTGAAGATGCAGGAAAGCTATGTCGATCTCCTCAAGCGCGTGTCTGATAACGGCTTGGAGGCGAAGGACACGGCGCAGGCGATGCTCCGCCAGTCCATGGAGACGTCCCTTGGCATTGAGGACACCACCACAGCACTGCGTAACCTCCTGACGCCGACCGAACAGGTGCGCATCCAGTTCACGTCGCTCCAGCCGACGTTGGAGGCGCTCGGCTACACCGCCGAACAGCAGGCCGGGATACTCGACAAGCTGACGGCAAAGGCCAAAAAGTCGGTGGCCGACACCTACGATGCCCAACTGCGTGAGGTGCGTGGGCAAGGGCATCTCGATCAGCTGTGGGGCGTGCGGCAGTGGTGGAACACCAACGCACTGCCGGTGCTGGACTCCGGCCGCAACCCCAACGACCTCTACGAGGCGCAGGCCAAGGCGATCATCGACGGGCTGAGTGACAGCCAGATTGATGAGGTCGTGGCCTACTTCAGGGACTTGGACCCCGTTATGGCCAAGCTGGCGGACAGCCTGCGCGGCACCACCGCGGCGGCCAAGGCCCGTGCGTTGGCGTTGGACGACATGACACTACGGGAGATGGCGGCCAAGGTGCAGCTTGGTCAGGTGTCTCAGGACGCTTACGACGCGGAGTCCCTGCGCATCAAACAGGCTCGTGAGTTGGCGGAGGCTACCGATGCCGGTGTCCGGTCCCGGCTGGCTGAGATCCACGCGCTGGAAAAGCAAGGTGCCGCCATGGTCAAGCTGACGGCGCAGGCGGACAACCTGACAGCTTGGCTCAACGACCAGAAGCTCGGCAACCTGTCCAGCCTGTCCACTCCGGAGCAGCTCGGCGAGGCGCAGCGCCAGTTCGGGGCGGCCCTCTCGGGATCGGACGCAGCCGCAGTAACGGCGGCAGCAAGCGCGCTGCTTACCGTTGGCCGGACCATGTACGGCACGACCAGCGACTATGCGGCCCTGTCCACTTGGACAACCGGCAGCGTGACGGAGTACGGCAGGCGGCGGGGCCTGCCCGGCTATGCAGTCGGCACCGACAGCGCCCCGGCTGGCTGGGCGATGGTTGGTGAGGAGGGGCCGGAACTGGTCCGGTTCCGCGGCGGGGAGCGTGTCTACACCGCACCGCAAACGCGCGCCATGCTCGGTGGGGACGTGACTGCCAAGTTGGAGGAGGTCCGCCGCGAACTGGTCGCGTCGCGGCAGGCCAACACCCGCATGCAACAGGTCACGGTGGGCGCCTTGGCCCTGATCCAACAGGCCATCGAAGCCAGCACCGATGCGCAGACCAAGGCGGCTTTGCAAGCCAAGCTCGCCGCCCTGCTCGCTGACCAGAAGTCGGAGGCCGCCTGATGCTCGACACCTACAGTCTCGACGCCCAGCCGCTCGACGGCCTGGGTGTCGATCTGGTGCCGTGGGTGCTGACCTCGGTCGGCACCGGGCGCGCCATCGACTACGTGTATCTGGTCGATATGTACCCGTGGCAGGGCACCAACGGCGTCTCCTATGGGGCGCCGTTGGTGCTCGATGCCGGGATGCTCGACGCGCTGCCCGGACAGGAGGAGCAGCCGCCGGGCTCTATCGTCCCGCTCTACTATGCCGACCGCGGCTACCTGACGGCACCGACCGACAGCGCAGCCCCGCGCCGGCTGTACGAGGGGCGGGTGCAGGGGTTCTCGGTTGAGCGGCGGCTGCCGCTGTCGCCAACCGACAGCCGCCGCGTTGCCGGCACCTTCGGGTTGCTCCGGCTGCGCAACGATGACGGCGTGCTGGACAGCCTGCCGGACAGCTTCGCCGTCCAGGGCCGGCGCGTCGTCGTGCGGCGCATCATCCGAGGCCAAGACCTGTCCGAGGCCGTGCCGGTCTTTGATGGTGTCGGTGTCGCATGGGAGCCTGATGACGGCGTGATGGGCCTGACCGTGCGGGACCGCACGGCCCTGGCCGATCTGGCCCTGCTGCCGACCTACGGCGGGACCGGCGGAAAGGACGGCCCGGTGGCCTGGAAGGGCAAGCCGATGCCCGGCGCCTTTGGGATCGCGCGCTGGGTGCCGCTGGAGTGCTATGACACCGCCTTCGGGCTGTTCCGCTGCCACTTCCGCCGCATCAAGGGCGTGACGGGGCTATGGGACAAGGGCGGCGCCTATGCCTATGTGGGCGACTACCCGACCGAGGCCAGCCTGAAGGCGGCCAGCCTGACCGGCGGCCAGTACGCGACGTGCTGCGCCGAGGGGATAGTGCGGGCCGTGCCGTCGGCCGGCGGCAGCCAGCCCTATCTCGGCACCGTCACCGCGGACATCGAGGGCGACGCCGAGGGCGGCTATGTGGAGACGCATGCAGAGATCGCGCAACGCCTCCTGTCCATCGGCGGCCTGGGCGATCTCGTGGCCGGTGGCACGGTGGCCAGCCACGCCGCGTACCTGCCGGGCGCCTGCGGCTTTGCGTGGACGTCACAGACCACCGTCGGCGAGGCCGTCTCTACGGTCATGCAGTCCTGTGCGAGCTGGTGGGGTGATGACCGTACCGGGCAGATCCGGCTCGGCCGCCTGGAGGAACCGGGCGTGCCGGATCTGGAGCTGGTGCCCGGCTCCGGCCTATTGGACGTGACGCCCGGCACCCTGCCGGCGTCGATCAGCCCGGCGGTGTGGCGCAGCACCGTCCAATACCGGCGGTGCCATTCCGTCATCAGCCGGGACGCCATCCTGGCCACCGCCGACGAGGCCACCAAGGCTTTCGCGGAGCGGGAATACCGAGAGGCCCCGCCAAGCGCCAACAGCCTGATCCTGTCACGCTATCCCACCGCTCCGGAACTGCGGATCAACAGCGGCTATGACGCTGACGGCCCGGTCTCCGACCTCGCCAGCTACCTGCAAGCCCTCAACGCCCGTTCCCGCGGCGTCTGGGCGTGCAAGGTGCCTCTGGCCGTCGCCGCCTCCCTCTGGCTCGGCCGCTCGCTCCGTGTGACGTGGCCGCGTCACGGCCTGGCGCAGGGTCGCAACGTCCGTGTCGTGGCCCTGCCGGAAGACATCGGCGATCGAACCGCAACTATTCTCGTCTGGGGATGACCCATGGCAAACGCTCTTTTCGGGTACGGCAATCTGATTGATCTGCCGGCCACCGTCCTGTCGTGCGGATCGCAGCGCTCCAACCTGCCGGTCAGCAACCTCGCCGATCCTGACCCGCAACGCCCGTGGGTGAGCATGGGCACCACGCGGGATTGGGCGCACGCCGACTTCGGGGCGCCGCAATCGCTCCGGCTGCTCGGGCTGTTCGGGGCGCTCTTGACCTCAACGGCGCGGGTCCGGTGGCGGCTCGGCACGGCGCCGCTGGTCGATGACCCGATCCTGCGGCAGAGCTTCGTGAACGGCAGCGAGATTGACCCTCGCATCGTGGTGACCCGCGCGGGCGCGACGGCGACGCGCTTCAATGCCTCTGGCGTGCTGGAGACGGTGCCGGCCAACACGGCGCGCATCGACTATGGCACTTACACGCTGACGAGCGCGGGCGGCCAGGATTGGGCGGCGACGCCAAATCCAAACATGCTGCTGGGGCCAGAGGATTTCGGTGGCTCCGCATGGGGCAAAACGGCATCCGCGGTTTCCAACAACGCCGCGACCGCGCCGGATGGCACCCTGACCGCGGATCAGATAACGGAGGACAGCGCCAACGCTGGTCACTACCTCGTCTCCCAGTCGCTTCTGGTCGTTGCGGGGTCAAGCTACACGCTATCGCTCCACGTAAAGCCGTCAACCCGCACCCAGTTCGCATTGATCCTGACGTCTGGTTTCAACGCGGTCGCCAACCAGATTGCAGTCTTCACGCTGTCTGGAGCCGGATCGTTCGCTGTGACGAGCGGGTCGCCGACGTGCCAGATCGTCGCTCGGTCCGATGGCTGGTACCGGATTTCAATCACAGCGGTCGCGGATACAACGACGGCCGCCTACTGCCAACTCCGTCTGGCAAGTGGCGGGGCGATCACCTATCAAGGCAGCGGCGGCGAGGGCGGCTTGTACATCTGGGGAGCCAAGATGGAGGTCGGGACAACGGCCACCGGCTACCAGCCGCAGACTCCCGCCTGCCGCGGCCTGCTGTCTGAGCCGACGCGGACCAACAGCATCCGCAATCCGAGGTGCGAGGGCGTAGTGGCCGGATCGCCCGGCACTCTGCCGACCAACTGGTCATCCACGGCGAGCGCCGGGCCGGTCAACGGCATTTCTCGGCAGGTCGTCGGGTCCGGGATCGAGGACGGCATCCCCTATGTCGATCTCCGGTTCTGGGGCACGCCGACGGCTGGCAGCCAGTACGTGGACGTGACGCTCGAAACAACCAGCCCCGCCGCGGCGGCAGGGCAAGCCTGGGCGATGTCCGTGTTCCTGCGCGTGATCGCGGGTTCGGTCGCCGGCCTGTCTCCGCAACTGATCGCCTATGGTACCCCCGGCTTTTCCGACAACGGCAACGCCAGTTTCAGCTCGGTGTCGGGCTCTCCATTGCGGCAGCAGCGGTTCTTGCTGGCGAAGACCTTCTCCGACGCTGGGGTCACTGGCATCTCCCCGCGCGTCACTCTGACGTTCCCGGCGGGGCAGGCCGGTGACGTGACGCTGCGCATCGGCCTGCCGCAATGTGAGCTGGGGGCGCGGGCATCGTCTCCCATTCTGCCACCGGTCGGCGTTCCCGCGGCGAGCACGCGCGGCAACGACTGGCCGACCGTCGCCCTGACTAGCCTGCCCGGTTGGACCCCCGCGGAGTGGACATTGGTGGTGGAGCACCAAATCACCGCCGCCACCTCCGGCCAGGTCGTGGCGGGCATCGGCTCCACGTTCGCCGCGTCGGCTTACCTGTCCTACGGCGCGGTCGCCCCGTTGGGCTGGGGCGCCGGATACGGCTCCGCATCGTTCCCGTCGACACCAGCCAGCCTGGGCGTTCACCGCAACGCCGTGGCCATGAGCGGCACCAGCGCGCTCGTGTCAGCTGACGGCGCCGCCGCCCTGACGGTGACCGGCATCGCTCCACCGTCCGGGGCAACCACGCTTGCGCTGGGCAACGCGCCGTGGAGTGCGTCCAACGCGGTCGGCGGCTACATCCGCGACGTCGCGCTCTACCCACGCCGTCGCTCGACCGCGCAGCTCCAGGCGCTCACCGGCCCCGAGGCGTCGCCCATCGTCGGTGACGTGCTGGACACCGGCTGGATGGATGCCAAGGTCGCGGAGGGCTACTGGTCCACGCTGCACCTTCTTGGCGCCGACACCACCGCGCAGTACGCGCGGGTGGACATTGACGATCCCGCCCGCGCCACGGCGGCGGTCAACGGCCAGTCGCCGGGAGACCTCATTGTCGGGCGGATGGTGGCCATGCCGGTAATCCAGCCGATGCGCAACATCAGCTACCCGTACAACGAGCGGCATGTGCCCATGGACACCAAGCAGCGTGGCCGCCGCTCCGGCGCGGTGTCGGTGGACCCCGGCCCGAGCTACCGAGAGATCAGCTTCGGCTACGAGGCGCTCGGCCCGGAGGATGCGCGGGGCACCTTCAAGGAGTTCCTGCGCCGCGTCGGCATCCGTGAGCAGATCGTGTTCGTGCCTGACCCCGGCAGCATCTACCAGCCCACCGAAGCCATCCTTGGCCGGCGGGCGGAATCCACGCCGCTGACCTGGGCGCAATTCGCCATGTGGTCCCACCAGATGACCATCGAAGAAGACCCGGCGCTAGGCGCCTAAATCGGAGATCCGACATGCTTGCAAGCCGTGTCCGGCAGTCCATCCAGGGCGCCGGCCCAACCGCCTTTACGCTGGCGGACGATGCGTCGGCCACCCAGAGCCGTACCATCGTCACCGCCTATGGGTCGGGATCGACCCGCCCCGGCATCTTCACGATCATTGACACCGCTGCCGCGCAATGGGCTGTGGTGGAGGGCTACGCCACAGCCAGCAGCCCCGACACCTTCACGCTCACCCGCACGATCCGCAACAGCCAGGGCAACGCCAACAACCTGACCTGGAGCACGACCAACACCAAGACGATCTTCGTCGGCGAGTGTGCGGACCTCGTCGCGCTGCTGTGCCAGTGCCCGACAACCGGCGGCACGGCGTCGGCCTACACGGTCACTTATGGCCCGTCCCCGCTCGCCCTGGTGAGTAACGCGGTGGCGCGCTTCGTGCCGCACGTCACCAACACCGGCGCGGCCACGCTGACCATCAACGGCTTGGCGCCGATCCCGCTCCAGCGACCCGATGGGACCGCCCTACAAGCTGGCGATATCGTTCAGGGCCGGGTGACGGAGGTGGTGTTTTATGGTGCCGCCGCGGCGCGGCTGCTCACACCGCCGTTCCGAGGGGCGTTGCTTCGCCGAACGACGGCGAGCGGCGCCGACTTTGCTGACAACAACGTGGCATCGACGGCGATTTGGTCCGGGGTGGACTACGACACGAACGGTTTCTGGAGCGGCGGGTCGCGGATCACCATCCCCAGCGGTCTCGGAATCCGTCGTGTGCGGCTGAGCGCTCAAGTCGGTCTTCCCGTAGCCATCACGGCAACCGGCTATCTGATTATCCGCCGCGGCGGCGCGACGTTCCCGGAGCCACGCTGCCCGGCCCCAGCAGGCACCCAGACGCTTTGGGCGTCGACCCCGCCGCTTCAGGTCCAAGACGGCGATTACCTCGAGGTTCTCGTTCAGCAGACCAGCGGGGCGGCGCGCGCCTTCTCGACGGCCTGGGATCTGCACTGGTTTTCGATTGAGGAGGTCAAGTGATGATGGAAGAGGCGACGATCCCCACCGTGATCCCCACCGCGCGGGTATCCGTCCACGGCGTGCCGTTCGTCTTGGCGCAGATCGGCGAGGCTGCGGCGACGGCGACCTATGCCGCTGATCCGGATGTGGCTGACGAAGGCTGGTTGAGCGTGCCGGGCACGACCACGGAGGCGCTTGCCGCCGCGGTGGCGACCTATGACCCGGATCATGTGCCGCCCGCGCCGGAGCCGGTGCCGGAGGTCATCAGCGACCGCCAGTTCTTCCAGCAGCTTGCGCTGGACGGCTACATCACCCCCGCCGAAGCCCTGGCCGCTGTACGGACCGGCGACCTGCCGCCCGTGCTGGCCGATCTGATCGCCCACATGGACGAGGCCGAGCGCTTCGGCGCCGAGATGCTTCTGAGCGGTGCCACCGAGTTCCGCCGGGACCATCCCATGACGGCCGTGATCGGCGAGGCCCGCGGGCTGACGCCGGACGAGGTGGACGACTTCTTCCGCCGCGCCGCTGCGCTCTGACCGCCCGCGACAACACTCCAGCCCATCCCCGACCGACCCGGCGCCAACAAGGCGCCTTTTTCATGCCCGCGCCCCGGGCCGCAGGAGTCCACCATGAAGCTGCCCCACGTCGTCGCCCTGGCCGTCATCGGCACCGGCCTCCCCGCCGCGGTCGCCCTGGCCGATGACCCCACCGTCAACGGCCTCATCGGCTCCACCATCCAGGCCTTGACCGGCGCGCACCCATCCGTCCAGGCCGCCGCGATCCTGTCCGCCGCCGGCCTGCTGGGCTGGCGGATGTGGCTGAACCGTCCGCAGCCGGCCAGCCATTCGATTGACGAGGTGTTCGCGCTCCTGAACAGCCTGTCGGAGCGGCTGGACGGGCTGCAGCAGCGCATGGACACCCACATCGATCAGCACGATCGCCGGGTGGCCTGACCATGCCGGAACCGCCTGTCCAACCCGATGCCCAGCAGGTCGCGGACAAGGCCCTGGCCGATTGCGGCGGGGACGAGGCCGCCGCACGCCTGCTGCTGGCGCACCAGCTCATCGTCGCCGCCCGGTCGATCAGCAGCGGTTACCCGCGGCTCGGGCCGGCAGGCCGCTCCTGAATTTCGCGTTGCGTAACGCAGAAATCCGCACCCCCCACAAATCGAAACGGGAAATGTAAACCATGCCCAACGTGCCTCCCGGCGCGGCGAACCCGCGCGAGATCCACGACGACGCCCTGGCCCTCGTCCGCCACTTCGAAGGGCTGTACCTCTCGGCCTACCTGTGCCCGGCTGGCGTCCCCACCATCGGCTACGGCCACACCGCCGGGGTCCGGATGGGCCAGACCATCACCTCCCTCCAGGCCGAGGTCTACCTGCGCACCGACATGGCCGAGGCGGGTGCGGCGGTCGACCGACTGGTGAAGGTGCCGCTCACCGATCGGCAGCGGGGCGCCCTGGCCTCCTTCGTGTTCAACCTGGGGGCCGGTGCCCTCCAGTCCTCGACCCTGCTGCGCCTGCTGAACCAGCGCGACTACGAGGGCGCCGCCGGCCAGTTCGGGCGGTGGGTCTATGCCACGGTCAACGGCGAGAAGGTGCAGCTCGACGGGCTGAAGAAGCGTCGGGCCGCGGAGGCGAAGCTGTTTGAGACCGTCTAACCTCCCCCAACCGCGCCGGCCATGTTCATTTCTCCGGCCACGAACGAGGCGCCGAAAATGAACATTTCGGGCAGGGGGCGGCTCCTATGCGGGCCGCCCACAGTGCGCGGGTATAACTACTACAATTTCCCTTTCGATTTTGATTTCAGAACTTTAATGCATTCCGGAAAGTTGGAAAATTCATACCGAATTATTATCATTCCAGAGTCAGGTCCAAGGGCAAATGCCTCAAGCGTTACACCAACTATGTTGTCCTTCATTCGAGATTTTGTTTCTTTGCTCCAATAAGAAGTAAGCTCTCTCTCCTTTTTTAGCAATCCCATCATCCAATCTTTATGCTCATTCCAAATGCTTCCTCTGCGGAGAAAGTCATAGTTTTTACCTTTCCCATAGATCTCATCAAGAGACGAGCGGATTTCTTGGAACTGTGACTTTATACCGTCACCGTAAACGTTTGTGGGTATCTCTGGTGTCGTCGCTTGGACCTTGCAGACACCGGTTTCTTTTGGTGCAATCACGGTATAAGAGTCAAACAATGGATGTGCATCAGAAGGAGGTGATATATGGATTATACCACCAGCTTTCTCCTGCGTGACGCCTAACGTGTCAGCTTGAATGCCCATTTCTATTCCGAATGGGCCAGCCACCGCCTTCAGGGCGAACAGTAATGCTGTTGCTGTCGTCGCAGTAAACAACGCCCGGCGCATGGCGCACTCCTGATATGTATGGGGCAACCATGCTGAGCGCCTGACGCAGAAGAGTCGACTAAAAATATCACCCCTGCGAGACACCTGAGACCCTGACCCCCCGTTTCAACGGGACGCCGATCGGGCAGCGGGCTCCTGGGCCCACCTTCCAGATCGCCTATCACCTCGCGCAGTGGTGCAGCCCGGCGCCGCCGCGCAGTTCCTCCAGCGTGCCGCGGGCGTCGACGCCGACGGCAAGATCGGTCCGCCGTGCAGCGCGCCCGGCCCGCCGATCTGCTGGTGGAGTATGCCGCCCGCCGCGCCGACCACTACGGGCGGCTGCCGCACTTCCCGACCTACGGCCTGGGCTGGATGCGCCGGCAGGCCGCCTGCCTCGCCCTGGCTCTCAGCGCCTGACTGCGAACTTGCGCAAATCCGCAAGCTGACCCGCCCGTTCCGCCACGCATAGCCGCGCGCATAATCCGCGCCCGATTCTGTAAAGCCCAGCGCCATCGGCGTGGGCGAATCCGCCGAAACGTCAACAGCGCGCGGGTTTGTCAACCACGCCTCGGAATGTCAACCAGCCGCCCGGCATCCCGCCCGGCGGCTTTTCTGTGCCCGCAAGGAGGGGCCACACCATGAACGTCCTGAAATCCAAGAAGGTGATTCTGTTCGGCTTTGTCGTCGTCGCCGGCATCGTGGACCAGATCGCCGGTACCGACCTGCTGCCAAAGCTGCTGGCCCAGGTGGGGCCGATGCTGATCGGCGGGCTGTAGCACCTGAACAGGATGGGAACGGAATCCGTTCGCAGATTCGCGCCGGTTCCGTTCCGTTCCTCTGCGCCATTTCTCAGGTCGTTGATTTTTCTGGGCTTTTACATGTTCGAACGCGAAGTGCACGACGCCTACCAGCGCATGGGCTCCAAGCTGCGCAACACGGTGCGCACCAAGAACAACGTCCAGGGCGCTTCTACCGTCTTCCAGAAGGTCGGCAAGGGCACCGCGTCGACCAAGGCGCGCCATGGCGCGGTTCCGGTGATGAACCTGGACCACACGCCGGTCGAATGCACCCTCTACGACTTCTACGCCGGCGATTGGGTCGATCGGCTGGACGAGCTGAAGACCAACATCGACGAGCGGCAGATCATCGCCAGCGCCGGCGCCTACGCGCTGGGCCGCAAGACCGACGAACTCATTCTCGGCGAGCTGAACCGGTCCACCAACTACGCGGGTGCGTCCAGCGACGGGCTGACCAAGGCGAAGGTGCTGACGGCCTTCGAGAAGCTGGGCGAGTCCGACGTGCCGGACGACGGCCAGCGCTACGCCGTCGTCGGCTGGAAGCAGTGGAGCCAGCTTCTGGGCATCGACGAGTTCGCCAGCACCGAATATGTCGGCGCCGACGAGCTGCCCTGGCGCGGCACCCAGGCCAAGCGCTGGCTGGGCACGCTGTGGATGCCCCATTCCGGCCTGAAGGCGGAGAGCGGCGTGCGCCTGTGCCACTGGTACCACAAGACGGCCGTCGGTCACGCCTCCGGCGCCGACGTGAAGACGGACATCTCCTGGCACGGCGACCGCGCCGCGCACTTCGTCAACAACATGATGTCGCAGGGCGCCGGCCTGATCGACGCGGCGGGCGTCGTCACCATGCGCTGCCTGGAAGCCTGACGCCCTCCCTGCCGACGATCGAAATGGAGTTTCCTCCCATGGCCTATCTTCCGAAGGACCTGAGCGTCCTCGCCTACGCCAACGGCTTCACCCTGTGGCACTACACGACGCCGGACGCCGCCACGCTGGTGGACAACAGCGGCTATTTCAACGGCGCGTCCGACCTGCTGCGCAGCGGCGACATGATCCTGGCCAACACCGGCACCGCCGGGACGCCCGCCGCCGGCGTCTTCGTCGTCGCCGCCAACGCGGCGGGGGTGGTGGACGTCACCAACCTGTCGCCCTTCGGCGCGTCCAACACCGACTGACGGACTTGGCACGATTTTCCCTCTCCCCCCTCTCCAGGGGAGAGGGAAAGGCGACTTCTGATCGGAAGGATCGATCCCATGGCATTGACGGCTATCGGGCTGTGCAGCCGCGCGCTCATCAAGATCGGGGCGACGGCGATCACCGCCTTCGACGAGGGCACCGCCGAGGCGGAGGTCGCGGGGGCGCTCTTTGAGCCGGCGCGCGACGCGCTGCTCTCCGCCAACGCCTGGAGCTTCGCCACCCGGCAGGCCCGGCTGGCGCGGCTGGCCGACGACCCGGTCGCCGATTACGGCGCGGCCTTCCAGCTCCCCGCCGATTTCCTGCGCGCGCTCGGCGCCGGGTCGGGCGGGCGAGGGCGGGGGCTCGACTACCGCATCGCCGGGCGGGCGCTGCACGCAGCGTCGGACGCGGTGGTGCTGACCTATGTCGGGCGCCCGGCGGAGGAGGACTTTCCCGCCTTCTTCGATCAGGCGCTGATCGCCCGGCTGGCCGCGGAATTCTGCATCCCGCTGACCGAGAGCACGAGCCGGGCGGAGCTGCTGCAGCGGCTGGCCGAGAGCGAGTTCCGCAGTGCCCGCCAGATCGACGCCCTGCAGGACAGCCAGCCGGGCTTCGAGGATTTCACTCTGATCGATGCGAGGGGCTGATGGCGCGGGTTCGTCAGGTGAAGACCAACTTCACGGCCGGGGAGATCTCCCGCCGGCTGCTCGGGCGCGGCGACCTGCGCGCCTATGACAACGGCGCGCTGGCGCTGCGCAACCTGTTCATCCACCCAACCGGTGGGGTGACGCGGCGCTCCGGTCTCGCCTTCGTCGATCCGGCCCGCGGCGACGGACGGCTGGTCGCCTTCGAGTTCAACACGGAGCAGACCTATCTGCTGGTCTTCTCCGAAGGGCGGATCGACGTCTACGGCAACGACACGCCCATCGCCAGCGTCGAGGCCCCGTGGACCGCCGCCCAGCTGCCCCAGATCACCTGGACGCAGAGCGCCGACACGCTGCTGGTCTGCCACCCCGACGTGCCGCCGCGCAAGCTGACCCGCAGCGGCGCCGACGCCTGGGCGCTGACCGGCTGGAGCTACGTCGCGGACGGGGAGCGGGTGGCGATGCCCTTCTACCGCTTCGCCGACCCGGCTGTGACTCTGAACCCGTCGGGAACGGACGGGCTGGTGACGGTGACCGCCTCCGCCCCGGTCTTCGACCCGAAGCAGGAGGGGGCCCGCCTGCGCATCCAGGGCAAACAGCTCCGCGTCGAGGGGGTGGTGTCGGCGACCGAGGTTTCCGCGACGGTGCTGGAGACGCTGTCCGGCACCGCCGCCACGACGGCCTGGGACGAGCAGTCCTTCTCGCCGCTGCGCGGCTGGCCGGTGTCGGCGGCCTTCCACCAGGACCGGCTGGTCATCGGCGGGTCCCGCGACCTGCCCAACCGGCTGTGGCTGTCGCGCTCCGCTGATCTGTGGAATTTCGATCTGGGCACCGGGCAGGACGACGAGGCTAAACAGTTCAGTAAAAATGATCATTTAAAAACAATAGGTTAGCTTTCAAATCAGCGTGCACAAATCTGCACAAAAGCTTGTATCACAACTGCCTTTTCGCTATCATTTCCACAAATACTGCACAAAACAGATGTGATGTTGGAGCTGTGTGGTGGCGAATGTGGTAGTTGAAAAGCTGCGGGGCGGCGATATCGTGCTGTATACGCGCAGCGAGACGAAGAAAGCGGTCATCAGCTACCGCCTGCGAGTTCCTGGGGAAGCGAACAAGTACGAACGCAAGAGCACGGGCTTTACTGACCTACACAACGCGCGCAGGGTGGCGGAAGAACGTTACGACCAATTGGCATTTCGGCAGAGGCGTGGGCTGAGCGCGTTCGCGCCAACGTTCGAGCAGATGGCGAAAGCGTACCTGGAGCGCATCGAGCGTCGCGTAGAGGATGGCACGCTGAGCAAGACGCGCGCCCATACGCAGAAGACCATTATCAAGCACTACCTGATGCCATTTTTTGGGAAAATGGTCGCTGACGAAATCACCAAACCCGTTGTGGAGCACTACCATAACTGGCGGCGGGACCTTTATGCGGAAAAGGTCCCTTATCCCAGACATATTCGCAGAAGCACGAATGGGAAGCGGACCTATACCGCCAATGCAGAAACCTTTAACAACACGGTCATCAACCTAATTTTTGACCATGCTGCGGACGCCAACCTTTTAGCGCCTGCTGAAACGCTGAAGCTGTCCCGTGTCGGAAACGGTGGAAAGCGGCGGGGCTACTTTACCGAAGAGCAGCTACAACAGATTTATGCGGAGATGCGTGAACGCATAAAGGCCGCGGGCGCACATACATACAGGCGCCATTACGCAGTGGTGTTTTACCATTACGTGACCATTCTTCTACATACGGGAATGCGCGTTGGGGAACTGCGCAGCTTGCGTTGGTGCGACGTTGTGCCCTTTCGCAAGAACAACGTTGAGTACTGTGAGCTGCGGGTGGTGGGAAAAACGGGCAAGCGCACTATGGTGGCGCTGCCAGAGGCGGTCACAAGCTTCAATGCGCTGCGGGCTTTCTATCGTGAAAAATCCGATACCCTCGATGAGAACCCGCTATGTATCATCAACTTTGATGGAACGCCTGTGGGGAGCTTCCACCTACAATTTTCGCGCATCCTGCATAAGCTGGGCATCAAGCGCGATCAGCAAGGGCAAGAGTGCAGCATCTACAGCCTGCGCCATACCTACATCACCAAGCGGCTGCTGGCGGGCGTGAACATCCACTTGCTCGCCCGAAACTGCGGCACATCAGTGCGGCAGATCGAGAAGAACTATGATCACGTCATCCCGCGCATGAAGGTTGAGGAACTGGTGCAGCTCGCCGGATAGGGAAGGGCGGAAGGTTATGGCAAGGATGTTGTCAGCACCTTACAGCTCGATGGGGCGCAGCCGCTACATATGCAGCACGCATAACGTCCATCGCGCTGTCAGGCGAGGCGGCGACCCTGCAATGCGCCCATAAGCTAAGCAGTGATGATTATTATGCTTGCCCAAAGCCCTTTCGAGTTCGATACTCGAAGTCGGAATCGCAATTATGTGATTAGGAGATCCTGATGGCGCAGAAGGCGGCAAAAGCAGTGAACAACGCAGAGGAAATGGTCGAATACGACGGCATCAAATTTGAGCCGATGACCGTGGAGCAGTTTGACAAGGAAACATCGCTTCGTACTGAGCAGTATGCAAAGGCCCTGGATCGATCGGATGAGGAGCTGTATCGCTCGCTGCGCCACATCTACCGCACCTTCCTTTTTGCCCAGGTGGATACAAGGCTAAAAGAGCACGTCAACAAGCAGGTTGCTGGAAAGCTAGACATAAAAGAATTCGATATCCGTGATCAGCCGGAGAAAAACAAGTTCTCAAAGCTGCTGACGGCATACATTCTCACGCATAGCGAAGATGAGAGGAAAAACAGCAAGAAATACCACGTGCCACAGAGAAACAATACTTACGCGATGGCAATGCATTACGCTTTGCGCGAAAAATGGACGCCAGCTAAATTTTTTGATGAGCTTAATGGAACAGGCCTTAGGCAACTGCGAGACAACGAAATAAAAGCTCGGGGTGGAGACGACGACCAGACGGACGTCGAGCAATTTGGGATTGGCGAAGCTCTTGAAGCTTTGCGTGAAGGGGATGTTTGGTCCAAAACCTCGGTCGAGGTGAGCGATGACATGGAATTGATGTCAGGACTGAACTTGCTTCTCGCCAATGTAAACTCAGACGGCAAGAGCATAACAATGCTCCGACCAGTCGAGGTGAGCAAAAATGAAATAGATCAATTCGTCAAAGTGATTGCGAAAGCTCATTCCATCGATAGCAGCCATCCAAAGCAGTTTCTACGGACCATACAAGCGGCATCTGTCTTCTTCGACCGGGCTGCGGTCGATAATATGCGCGTTACGATGAAGACGACTGAAAGTGAAACCTTCGTGTGCGTGGCACTTGAAGCGGATAGGACGGACAAGCAGGTACGGTTTGTTGTCAGTCGAGCGGAGGGGGTGCCCGAAGGCCTTCCTGAGAACGCCGTTCTCGGATTTCCGCCCGGACGTATGCGGGCGCTCTCCTCTCTCACTTCAGGGACGGAGGCTGTGACGGACTGGGAGTTTGAAACGGAAGATGACCCGAATGAAGAGGGAAAGCGGCTTGGGCGCAAAGTCACGACCTTGCTGGCGAGTGTGAAGGTAAAGGGAAGCGACGGCGCTTTTGGCAATGAGCAGCGCCGGTGGTCGTTCCTGGCGGACGACGCTCCGCGAGCCAAAGACATTACTGAAGAGCAAGAGCACGCGCTAAACGCGGATGGCCACGTCATTTCCCTGAATCAGTGGGAACAGGCTTTAGAAGCGTCGTACAATCTTGCTGTTAAGATTGAGGAGAATCCGGAGACGAAAAGCAAAAAATTCTTTTGGACAGAATTTTCAGTAGATGAGGATGGTGTGTATCTTTCCCATAGAAGCGAATTTAAGAGAAAAGGGAAGATTGACGCCGTTGATCACCCACACGATGGAAAAATGGTTTCAACCGCTCTCGCAGATAATATTCCCGATAAGCTTTCAAGGTTTATCGACGATGTGAGGCTGAACGCGATAACCGTTTCTGCACATGGCAAATACGTTGCCATCAGGGGGCAGTCGCGTGGCATTCGCTATGCGGTTGGCTTGGAGCGGCGTGCTTTGACACAAAAAGTAAAAAGCTCGAAGAAAGCCGGAGCCGCAAAAACGAACGCCACATGACTTGAACGTCCTACTCGTGCATTAGGGGAAGTTCAGTGAACTCGGGGAACTCCTCAAGGTCTGTTGAGGACCAATCGGGGAGTTCCCCTTGCTTTATGTCGAAGAGCTTCACCTCATTCTTTCGGTCAAAAAACTGTAGAACGTCTTTCCCACTGTAAAGCGCATTCATGGCTTTGGTTGACGACGTGTCCGGTGAAAACACACGATCAACGATGTTCTTAAAGTCCGCGAAGACGTGAGACAAAGCCATTTTCGGCCCGTTTTTAAGTTCCTGGTCCATAAGCGCATTCAATTGCGTCAGCGCCAGGATGTGGACATAAACGTTGTGAGCCGCGACAAGCGATGTCGAAAGTTCGTCCCACGCGCTGCCATTGTCGGTCGGCTGTTCGCGGATACACAGATCGCCAACGGTAAGCTGTAGACCAAGAGGACTGGTCAGTGCGGGAAAGCGGTCATCACTGCCTCGGAATGCGATATCAGCAGACACAGGCGTGTGTGAGAACGTGAACGTGCCAATATCCTTCTCACCCTCATCCCTCCTTTCTGGCGCCCGTTTGCCCTTAAACTTTTCGACATGCCATGTGGTGTAGGCTTGTCCGCAGGTGGCGGCAATGGTCAGGGGAGCTGCCGAGTCATAAGTGATGACAAGCTCGGGGTACTTCTGCCGCATAGCCCGCATAATGAGGGTGAGGGCGCCCGCGAAATGAAGTCGGCTGACACCAAAAAAGTGAAGATAGCGACAGGTTTTGAACAGGCCCATGCCATCCATGCTGACGAGCAGCTGAAGCATGGATTGAACGCTGTCGTGCAACCGCCAGGGAAGCGCCCAAGCATCCGTGGAGTAGCCCTTCAGGCGCTGGAGCCAAATCTCCTGTTCCGCCATGGTCGCGCCCTGAACGACGTTGGCAATGATATCATTCGGTCGGCGCGTATGCTCCCTTGCGATGAATTTCAAACTTGCTTCTGTTTTATCAAGTGCCTCATCAAAGCTCAGGCGCTCGCCGGACAACCTACGTTTTGATTGAGGAAAATCGAGCGGCATGATGACGCTGGCGCATTCATTCATCCACGCCAAGCTTTTTGCCCGAAACTCGTCCAGCTTCGCTTCATTTTTTACATCGACATTGATGGTCTTGGAGGCAACCTGATAGCCACCGCTGTCTGCGAAGAGAAAGGACACCTCCTTGTCGCGATCTATTATCATGCCTTGCCGAGCCTTAGCTTTCTCCAAGTCAAGCTGTGCCATACCAGCCGAATAGAGCGCCCATTTGTAATAAAATAGGCCGCTTTCTGGATTGAGAAAATTGAGCGACGCATAACCATTGCTCAGCGCGGCTGGAAGCCCTGCGTTGCGATGAGACGTTTTCTGCCCAGACGCTGTTTCAACGTAGAAAGGTTGAACGGCAGGAAGGAAAACCGCATAGGCGTTCTGGGCTGTGGATTTGGAAAACAGTGGATTGAGAGCCGCAAGATTGAAAGTGGTCATTGCGATTACCTTCTCGGCGGGATATCATCATCACTGATGAGTTTATGGTCGAGCGGGTTGAAAATGGAAGAAGAAACGTATGATATCTACATGTTGGTAAATTTAGGCACTAAGATTGACTGCGATCACGTGAACGACGATTTTTTAAGGAGAAATTGTTCCGGCATGACCATTATGGCGCCTGAGCAATTTCATTCTGACCCAATATGCACTAGGCTTATCCGCCCCTATCTTGTGCAAGGTATTGGTGCTGAAGATATTTCAGTTATTGCGGGCCGCAACAGCCGAGCGCCCACTGCAATCGTTATGAGAGCGCAAAAGCGGTTTGTTGGCGCGCTACTGCTTCCACAAGACTGCCGATCCTCGATACTCTCATACTTGAATATCGCTGATGGGATTGTGAACGAACAAAATAGGCGACAGCGCGGTATCAGCGAAGAATTGCGCGATTTGGAAGGTGTTCGTCGTTTAATCAGCAGCACTATCGACCGCCACCAGTTCATTGCCCAGCCGCTACGTTGTGCCGTTGAAAGCATCGACATGCGGCTGGCTGAGTTGCGTTCAACTTCCTATTTGACGTTCGACGAAGTCATGAAGCTTGCAGAGGCATTGATGGGAATTCAGCGCGCGCTTGTAGGAAAATGGCGTCTCCCATCAACATCACATCTTCCCAAGGCTGAAGAGTTTGCGCCAGTTTACGCCCAGCATAACATCCATAAAAGCCTTAAAACTGAGCTTTTACAAGTCTTGTTCGGCGCACAAGTTCGTTAA